TCAATGGGCGGCTGACTGGCGTTCAATATCCTTGGCGATGATGAACCGTATGGGGTGCGAAAGATAGTTTCGAATGTGCTTCTGTGCGGCCTCTGGCTTGTCACGAACCTTGTCGCTCATTGCCAAGATGCCGATGGTGAAGCTTTCACCGGTCGCTGGACACTTCATCCGGAATGCATTGCGCGACAGCCGTTCGATTTCGTCGGTTGTGAATTCGCGGGCATTTGGGCTGTAGTGGCATGAGTGAAGGTCGAAAGAGACCGCGACATGCACGGTCTCAATCCAGTTTGTCAGTTCGCCATCGGTTGGCAGTATGGCGAATTCAATCATTGTATCGTTCCCGGTTTCAGTCGTGATATTTAGAGAATTCACAACCCTGCCGGTTCGAAGCCAAAACCGATGTCTTGCCATTTGAGACCGATGATTGAACGGTCAAAATGCTGATTGAGATATTTGACTTTGCCATAGGCAACGGCGCTGATGATCGCATCAGGTTTCAGGCAATGCCCATATATTGACCTTTGTGACATTCGGTTGCCGCAAGCCTTTTCAGCTTCGGTCGTTGCGGCGAACTTTCCCCACGGTGTCACGTAATAGCCGGTGAATTTGTAGTTCCGCTCACCACCGTTCGCTTCGGAAATTTTCTTCAGAGTTTCGGCTGATCGTTCCTTACCGAAGTTGGGATTGTTCGCGCCGCTATACTTACCCGCTCGCGCTTCGCTGATCTTTCGGCGAGTCTCGTCTGAACGCTTCAAACCTGTCAGACCTTTGCTTCGCTTCTGAAGGATTTCCGCTTTTCGAGGATGCAGATAAACGGCAAATCCGCCTGTCGATTTGTTTGCAATATTATAGCTGAATTCACCGCTATCGATGTAGGTTTGTTCGACAGCTTTCAGCGTTTCCCTGTTGGCTTCCTGTAACACAGACCATTCGAACCCATCCTTTCCATGGGCGTTATAAGCGTTCTGAAGTAAGCCGTTCTGGTGACTATTGCGAGACAGGTCGTTGAAGTGCTGCCATACCCTGCGCTTGATGTTGATCGATGATCCGACATATTTTTCGAGAGTGAATTTGTTTTCGATTTGATAAATTCCAGAATTCATATTGGTTTGTTATGTTCCTAGTTCTCGGATTTTGCATCCGGTTTGATTGATGAAAAAAGTTATGATTTTATCGAAATAAAATGAAATTAGCTGCGAAAATAGGTCAAAATAGCATGTCTGAAAAACCCTTGGCGACTAAATAATTTTATCGAAATAAGGAGAACTTTCAGATGACTATCAATAACACTACCACTGGCATTTACTCGCTCACCGTAAACGGAAAAACCTACATTGGAGCAAGCCAAAATTTGAAGTCCCGGGTGTACCATCATAAGCGCGATTTGCACCTCAACCGTCACCACGTTCCGGCAATGCAGTGCGACTTCAACGAACTGAATTGCGGGAATAGCGCCATCTCATTTTCGGTGCTTGAATATTGCAACTTTGATCAGTTGCGAGACCGGGAGCAATTTCACATTGACACCAAGGGGCCTGATTACAACATCCGTGCAGCTGGTGGCGGGGTTCGCGTCATCACTGATGAAGCTCGCGAAAATTCACGCAAAAGACTGACCGGAAAGCAGATGCGGTACGATGGTGATTTCTGCACGCCGTTTGGCGTATTCCCGTCAAGTTATCAGGCGGCAACCGCGTCTGATGTTCCGATGTCACAGCCTGCAATCTGGAATGCCTGCAAGCGACCAGACACGACTATTACACGTTCAGCTTATATGAGGTCGCGTTACCTCAAGCATAATCACGACGAGTCAGTGATTGGTAAGACGTGGCGTGAACTTGGCTTTTCGTTTCAGCCAAAGGCGGATGATGATACAGGGATAAAGGATGTTTCAACCGCTCAATTGGAGCTTAACGAAATTCCTGAACTGTCGGCTTCGGAGCGCTCAACGCTCATCGAAAAGCTGAAGAACAGCATGGCGAATGCTCTTGACCAAGTGAAGCAATCAGCTTCGGAAATAGGTGCGATAATCGATGCCAGCAAAAGCCGTCTTCACTAACGGCTTGGCGTCAAAGACTACCGATATTTAACAGCGATAAATATGGAGATGATAAACAAATCGAGGTACCGCAATGAGAACTGCACCTGACATTCTGCTTTCAACCGGATCGGATACCGGCAAGCCTCAAACAAAGGTGCTGGTAGCCAAAGGGCTGTTCGTGGTGCTTTATGAAGGGAAGCCGTTCAATTTGACGACTGATCGGCGTCCAGCAGACCAGCCGGTAATTTACCAGAGAACTTGTTATGTCTCGCGTAAACCGGCTGAAAATCTGGCAACGAAACTGAACACCATTTTCGATGTCGATGGATTCAGCGTTGTTGATGTGGAATTGGATTGAGGGCTAAGCCTTTGTCCGCTTGTAACCGTTCTTATTATATTTCAAAGCGGTATCCTGATTATACCAACTCTTTACATGTTGGTCAAGGAAAATCCACCTAAACCATTGAAAAATAACTTGTAATCAAATCAAGTTTTGCCACCGTTAGTCCAAACAGAAAATGCCAGCGTCCCGAAAGGAATGTCTGGCATTTTCCTATGTGTTCACGGTATGCTTCGATCACCTAAGAGGGAGCGTTTTTAACATGAAACGTATTATTTTAAGCGTATTTTTGGCGGCTGCTTTTTCGACCGGCGCTCAAGCTACCTGCATCGGAAGCGGTAGTCTTCAGAGTTGCATCGATACCAATGGGAATAGCTACACAGTCAATCGACTTGGCAACACCACGATTATGAACGGTTCGAATGCTTATACCGGTTCGACGTGGTCGCAAAACTCCATTCGGGCGGGTAGCAGCACTTACACCACGGGAACCGATTCAGACGGCAACAGCTGGAATATGAACCAACAGCGCATTGGTCGAACTACGATTTATTCCGGCATGGATTCGGATGGAGATTCATTCAATGGGACATGCAACCAATTCGGCTGCAACTGACCAGACCGATTGTCTTGTATCATAGAAAAGCCCGCTTCTCGGAAGATAGCGGGCTTTTTCGTTGTGAAACAGGAGAGTTCCAGACGTATTTATGGTTCGCCGATGTGTAGCGTTTAGATCGCCAATGCCTGCGACCACATCACATCGACGCTTTCCGGTGCCATCTGAAGTGCGCCTGCAACAGCCTGTAGTGTCGGGCTAAGCCTTTCGAACGATGTGCCGTACTCCCACGCAATTTGGGATTCTTCCTTTTCCTGACCATCCGGCAGTGCCGAAATAGCAGCATCCACGCTGGCGAGCGAATGACCGTTCCTGACCAGTGCCAACCGCAATTGACGTGGGCTGATAGGCGGCATCATTGCGCGTAGCTCTTCCGCTGTCGGTTCGGCAGGCGGAACATAAGGATCAATCGGGAAATCCGGATTATCAGTCAGCCATGCGCGGATAATTGGATTGAGACCGAAACTATCGTCCGGACGACTGCAATAATCACAGACGTATCGTTCGCCGTTCATATCGGTTAGATCGACGTTTACGATATAAACATCAACATCTTGTGTTGCAGATACTTTTGTAACTTCATGTAGAATTGGAGTTGTCATAGAAATTTCCTTAATTATGCCGTTCTTTGAAAAGTTCCACGAGCGCTTTCTGTGATGCCACACGAGCGCCAAGTACCGGACAAAGCCGCACCGCCGTTATCTGCCGTAACGTAAGCTCTTGTGTCCGAACCACTCAAATAGATCGGGCTTGTTTGATTCCTGTTCACCGTCGAACCCATCACCGCCAAAAGCTGCCCAACAGGGAAATTCGTAAGGTCTTGCGTAGAACCCGTATAAAATTGCGCATATCCAACAAGGTCAGAAGAAATTTGAGCGTTCACGAATGCAGTGGTTGCGAGACGAGTTGAACTGTTGCCAGTGGCTTGCGTCGGGGCAGTAGGCGTTCCAGTCAGTGCCGGGGAAGCCAAGTTTGCCTTCAGACCAAGCGCGGTGTTCATAGCAGCCGTGGTTGCGTAAGAAGCCGCCGCAACACCACCAAGGCGAGCCGCATCATATGCCGTTCCAGCTGCCGCCGTGGCGATTTGTGAACTGGAAATGTAGCCGCGTTTGGTGTCCAGTTCGAAGCGGAAAACTTCACCAAAAGTCACGTCATCTGTTGATGAATCGAAGTAGACGTTGTTGCCGTCAACGCGCATGCGAGCGGAATAGGAACCGGACGTTTGATCGATGAATTTGATTGCCGGTGCAGTGCCCTGAACGAACAAATCACTGTTGACTTTGAAACCGAGCGGAGTCGTAAACTCAAATGCGCCGCCGCTGTTGAAGTAGAATGCGCCGGTTGACAGAGCGCCATTATTACGAACAAAAAATTCATTCGTATCCATGGCAATATTTGCGCCGGTCGTCGCACCGATTTGGAATGCATGAGCGGTTGAAGTTTCCGAAAGGTCTGAAGTAGACAATGCGCGAACGCGATTTGCCGTCAAATAGTCGATACCGTCATAATTTCCTGAAATGCGAGCATTCGGAAGGGTGCCTGTCGAATTCGCTAGATCAAGGAAATACGTGCCTTGCTGACCATCAAGCAAATCGGCATCAAGCGTCGAGCCTGCACCATCATTGCCAGCTGTCCAGACCTTCTGTCCCCAAATTTCAGCGCGTAGAGCGGCACGGTCAAATGCGAATGCATGGGGTGATTCAAACGTACCATCACCAGCATCGTCTTGCTGAAGCTGGAAAACACCACCATTCAGATACAAACGCCAGTTCGATGCGTCGTTTGTTTCGATGAATGAAATGACCGGACCGGTGTTCTGAATGGTCATATTACCGGATGTGACGAAAGTCGCATTGTCCCGGTAAAAGCTGGTTGAATCGCGACCATCAAGCAAATCGGCATCAAGACCGGAACCGGTGCCATCGTTTCCGCTATGCCAAACCGTGTTGTACGTTGTTGCCGAGCTATCGTAAAACTTCAGGGCGTTCACGCTGTCCGTGTTGTTCAGCAAGAACATATCGTTGGTGGCGTCGTTATAAAGTCGGAGACCTGCCGCTTCTGTGGTTCCAGCCCTATGCTGAATATAGGCAGAGCGAACACCGTTCCTGTTGAATGTAAAATATGGATCGCTCGTGGTATCGCCAGCGGGCGTATCCATTTGCAGAACGCTAGACGTACCAGTCAGTTTGAGTACACCGGCTGAAACTACCGCTTTGTCTACGCCGCCGTCCGCGATGAAGGTGAAGGTGTTCGTGCCATCATCAAATGTCAGATTGTCGTTGTTTGCGAAAGAAACGCCAAGAGCGGCGGGAACGTTCAACTGACCAGTCAGGGTCACGTTGTTGGCGGTTACAGCAGTGAAAGCCGCATTGTTTGCCGCGATATCGCCGAAGCTGGTGTTGCCGGTGAACTTGGCGTTATGCACTTCATTCGAGATGACAACGAAACTTGTGCCGTTGTAAACAACCTCAATGATGCTACCGGCTTTGATCTGTCCAGCCGTGAGCGCAACGCCATGCCAAGACAAGACGCTTTTGGCTCCGAGTGAATTCACGTTTATCGTTGCCGCGCCGGTATTGGTGATGTGGGCATAGAACCGGATCACAACGCCTTTGGCATAAGCTGCCGGGGCTTGACCATATGTCAGGACATAGGCGCTCGCACTGCCGGTTGATGTGACAAGGGCGTTTGCCTGTACATATGCGCGTTTGACCGCACCGCGAATGTTCCGGATGATCGGCGCAACTGTGGAAGGTGAAAAACCGCCCTGTACGCCATTCGGGCTTGGGTTCGTGTTGTTTGCGTCGAGTTCAGCCCAATCGCTGGAAATAATGTCTGTCATCGGTGGCTTTTCGCCCTCTTTTTATTGGTAGTCGGGCCTTTCTTCCCGGTTGATTAGCGGTCGTCTTCGCTGTATTGAGCGATCTTCAAATATTCATTGATGGCGGCGGCAAGCGCGTTGTCTGATGTCGATGCACCAATCTTCGCGAGCTTCTTGACGTAGGATTTCAAACCACCACGCTCCATCTGACCGCGCCCGATATTGGCGAGCCACGCAACGGTTTGTGGGTTTTGCAGAAGCTTGGCTTGCGATCCGGCGCGCAACGATGAAGTGGCACTGCCCATTGCCCGCTTGGCAACTGCACCAGCAATTGCGCCGGTTGCGGCTGCACCACCAGACGCCAATGAAGCGCCGGTTCCCAATGCAATCGAAATCAGATTGTTGCGGGAAAGTGGGTCAAGCGAGTCTTTGATCTGCCGATGGTTTTCGGTGTTCGAATGGTTCGCCTTCTTGCTGTAGTCTTTCCAATATCCGCCGATTTCCGCAAGACGGTCCAAATCCTTCCGGTATTGAGCGCCTTCGGTGCCGGTGAAAATTGCGTTTTTCACTTCCGGAGAGACGTTCTTTTTCCAGTTATTCAGGAATAGCGTTGGTTCGAAAGCATCTTCACCATTAATCGAAGCGCGACCAAGGCGTTCTGTAAATCCAGCGGCAACCTGATTCCAAGCTTGCTTACCGCCTTCCGAACGTTCAACAATTCGCCGAACTTGAGCGACACGATTACCGCCCTTTTTGGCGTCTCCCATGGCGTACTGAAAGACTTCATCGGCATTCTTGGAAAGGATATTGTAGGCTTCGCCGCCATTGTCCAAGCCATCTGGTCGCTTCTGTGCCTTGCCGAAGCCGGTGACCGGACTGGCGTAATTATCGCGATAATGATCATTCGCTTTCCGAAATGCCTCAAGAGCTTCCGGACCACTGACTTCAGCGGTCTTTTCCATGTCGGTTTCGAGCGCTGCATACATGCGATTTAGCTTGTTTTTGACAAACGGGTCATCGACATCTTTAGCGGCTGCACCAACGCGAGAACGGGCTTCCTTCAGCTGTTTCGCCGAAAGTTTCCCCTCTTGAGCGGACTGGATAATCTTGGATGCACGTTCAATAACACCGTCAATCAAAGCCCCTTGGCTGAAAAGTTCTTCATGGTTCATCGCTGCCTTTTCATCAATCAAGGACGCGAGAAAGCTTTGCGTGTTGTCTGTCAAACCCGGGCTTGTGACCTTGGATTCCATGATCGAATAAAGACGGTCGCTTTCATCCTTTGCAGACTGCTTTGCGAGCTTCGTTGCATTTCGGATAAGTTCGCCTGAACCTGCCGGTGTCGCGGTCGTCGGTGACATGCTGCCGATGATGCGGTTGAATTCGTTTGCCTGCGCTTGAAATGCTTCATCCTGTTTTGCGGCGATCTGCCCACCGTTCCGCATCGGCTTCAGTGCATGTTCAAGCAAAGCCGTCTTTTCATTGCCGGTGATCAGACCAGCGGTCGGTTCGACGCCAATACCGCGCCAATCTTCAAGGCGTTGCGCTGCTTTTGCATCAGGGGTGCCGATAAGCGATTGCTTATAAGCTCCGGAAAACGGGTTGAAATTCTTGTTGAGGGCTTTTGCAGCGGGTGCAAGAACAAGTCGCCCGACGCCTTCACCAGCTGCGCCAAGCGCGGCTGTCTGTGCCATATCGACAAGCTGTTCTTTTCCGGTTCGCGTGTCTTCGTTGCCGAAGATTTTGTTCATTGCCCACATGGTGCCTTCGCGACCAGCGGCTGAACCAACACCTGCACCGCCGATAGCACCTGTTACGGCACCAGCTGCTGTGCCGACGACAGGCACGGCAGTACCAGCCACACCACCACCAACACCGCCAAGGAGACCACCAACACCGCCACCAACCGTTTCACCGATTTCTGGCATGATGCTGGCAAAGTCACCGAGACCGGGAAACCAGCTTTCGGTATTGTAGAGTCTGGTTTTTCCCTGTTCGTCGCTGAAAATAAAATTGCCGTCGCCATATGGTTTGGCATCAGGGTAATGCTTCCGGAGTGCGGCAAGTCGATCTTCTGGCTTTTCAAGCGATCCGACTTCCATTCTAACAAGGGCAGGGGCGTCGTCACTGTTATCGATCTGTGAGGCTTGCGGTCCAGCATCGCCGAAGATGTCGGCGGAAACGGAGTCGCGCTCCATCGCCTTGCGCATCCACTCCGGTACCTGTTGAGAAGCCGTGTCGCGCTCGATAGCGCGTTTCTGCCAATCTTCCATTTTAGACGTAAAAACCTCCTAACCCGCCAAGCGATCCTTTCTTCTTCTTGCGCGGTAGTGCGGACGGCATCATCGTAAATTCAACCGGCGTATCTGAACGCCCGCCTGATCGCGCTGAAGCCTGTATTTGCTTATTTAGCTGCGCATCGCTTTCACCGAGGGCTTTCGCGAAGTCCCCGATGCCGGAAAGCGCGTTCGTGACTTTGCCGGTCTCGACACCGAAAATTTCTTTCGGCGGCTGTGGTACCTGCACGTTCTTCCCGGTGATCTTATTAAAAGCATCGACTAATATGCCGTTGTTCGATTTCGGCGCTGTCTCTTTCGTATCGGTAGCGAGTGCGAGAGACTGAAGTTCGGGCTGTGGCAAGGCTTGCGGTGCGTCGGGATTTGCAGCGGCTAGAACTTCCGCGATGACATCCGGTTTGCCAGATGGAGCGCCGTTGTACGCATCGCGAAGCCATGACGGGGCGTTGTCACCCTTGCCACCAGCCCCCCAAACACCGGGATTGCCCATGCCGATATGCATACTGCCCTTGGACATGTAGCCGGGTCCAGCGCCGAAGCCGCTAACCCCATTTGCCTTGCCGTTGCGGACAATCTCTTCAAAGATCGGGACGTGTTCCGGGTTCGACCAATCAAGCGGCTTATCGCCCTGAAAGAACCGCACATCAGCGGCGTGACCGTGATCATGTCTGGTAGAACCAACGCGACCGCCGCCTTCACCCTTGCCGGGCTGACCACCGCTGAACACTTCAGCCGTGATGCCCATCTTTTCGAGGAAGCCAAGCCTTTTCAATAAATCTTCGGAAAGCTGCTGATTTCTGGTGGCGTTCTGGTTGGCGTAACGGATGTAATTGACCATTAGCGCTTCATCCGTTTTGTGCCGGGCGGATCGCCAGCGAAACGATAAGACGCACCAGCCGGAAGGCTGTTATATTCAGCTTCAGAGCCGACAACGATTGCATCGCTCGATTCAGGCTGAACGCTGCCGGTGCTGTCCGATGAAGCATCGCCGCCACGAGCTTCGCGGAATTCGGCAAACGGATCGGGAAGGGCGTTGATTTCTTTTTCCGCGTCCTGCCAATTCCCATAGAGCGGGTCAGCCGAGTCATAGACGCGGTTGGCGATTTCGGCGGCTTTGATCTTGTTTTGCTCGATTGCCGAGGTGGTCCGGGCAATGAGGGCGTTGCCTTCAGGCGAATTCGCCATAGCCGGAAGCGATTTCAGGAACTGGTTGGCGTCGAAGTCTGATGTCGCGCCAGAACCGGGAACGCGCATAGTCGGGGCAACCTTGGCAACCATCGACTCGAATGCCTGAATTTCGTCCATACCTTCGACGTTAACGCCAACAGCTTGTGCCCAAGGACCAACCGTCTTTTTGACTTCAGCCCATTTGCCGGTGCCGATGCTCTGGCTAAGCTGCGCCATACGCGAAACGTTGTTCGCCAGTTCCTTGGCTTTCAAGCCTTCAGCCTGATAGCCCGCAAAGCGTTCGGATGCGTGTTTAGCGGATTCGCCGAAGAACTTGTTGTCCGGTTGAGCTACGCCAGCCTGTTTCAGCCGAAGTTCATTTTCGCGGAATGCCGGGTTCTCGTTGCCATACTCGAAATTCTTCTGGTCGGCGGTCATCTGCGCATTCTGACCAACGGCATTGCCGAGCGATTCAGCCTTCTTGGTGTCGAACAGACTTCCGGCATAACCACCGGCAAGACCGAATGAACCATCTTCACCAACCACCATGCCGTTCTTCGCGCCGGTCTGCTGAAGCTGCTGGATCATCCCAACCGTATCGCGAGCGCCCGCTTCATCGCCGTTCGCCATCTGGATTTGGAGAAGATCGTGAAGCGCTTCCTGCGAATAGCCGTTAGGACCGGGCGCACCGTACTTTTCAGCAAACGCCATACCACGCGCCTGACTATCGGCAATCGTCTGCAATTTCTGCTGTTCAGCGCTGTTCGCGGCTTTCGATGCTGCCATTTTAGCCGCGTTCAATGTGTACTCATCAGCCGAACCGACACCAGCGCCGATACCACTGCCAAGAACGCCAAGGAAGTTCGTAGGGGTAGCCGATGGACCACCAGCAGCCATCATCGAAGCGCCGCCCATCATAAGAGCGCGTGACAATGCGGCACGTTTGGTTTCATCTTCAGGAAGGAACTGATCAAGGAAATTGGCTTTCTTGGAAGCGGTAGGATTAACCACCGCTTCAAGGTCATTGCCGTCCACGAGCTTCTTCTTTTTTGGGTTTAGGAAATCAAAGACGCCCATGATTATGCAGCCTCCATCATGTCAATTCGGATATGTTTCTTGCCGTTAAACTCGACAACAGCGGCGGTCTTTTCTTCGACTTCCTGCGCAATGGGACCGAACCAAATCGTCTGGTCAGGATCATCACAATATGAAAATTCGTAGATCGAAAGGGTTTCGCCATTCGTCAAAGGCATGTAACCAATGTGACGATGCAAGACTTTCGTGGTCGCATCACAGAGCGCGAACAATCCCGCAAGCGATGACAAGCCACCAAGAACCTGACCGGCAGTATTTGAGTAAACCGGAGTCGTAGTATTCGAGTATCCACCGCCATTGAGCATGTTCAGCATATTTTGGATATTTTGAATCGGCTGCTGTTCCTTGCGATCCCACGCATTAATTTGCGACTGCAATTCGAGGTCGGAACGCTGGTCTTTCTGATTACCGACACCGGCAAGAAGTTCGTTCGGCAGATTTGAATTCTTGTAGATGTCACCAGCCATGCCAGCAGCATTGAGCTTCTGTCCGTTGACCGTATTTTGATTGTTCAGCTGTGAATTAGCCGCGTTCATGCGTTGGTCATTGAGACCCAAAAGGTTCGAAATGTTGTTCTGGTAATTGCTGTTTTGCAGGTTCAAACCCTGCATTTGGTAATCACGGTTTGCGTTGAACTGCTGGTTGGCAGAATTTGAGGCGTTCAGATTTTGCGTCTGCTGTGAGTTCGCAAGATCGCCGTACAGCTGCATGCCGTTAAGGCGCTGGCTGTTCTGGCTGTCGAGGATGTTGGCATAGTTCTGGTTACCGGCAAGACGCTGCTGGTTCTGGCTGTCGTTCAGCTGACCAAGCTGACCAGCTGCATTCAAGCGGCTATTCTGCTGGTCCTGCGCCATCGAGCCGTAAAGTTGCGTTCCGGCAAGGCGTTGCTGGTTCTGTGAATTCTGAAGATCGCCATAAAGACCAGTACCGGATTGACGGGCCTGTTCCTGCGCCTGACTGGTCTGTGACAAAGCCTGATTGGCGTTGAGCCGGTTGGAAACGTCCTGATTGGCAAAGTTCCCATACTGACCAGCGGCGTTCATTTGGTTCTGAACGTCCTGATTATATTGAGCGCCGTACATGTCCGTTGCAACGCGGCTCATCTGTTCGGCGGCGGTCGACTCCGCGTTGTTCCGCTGTGTGGCATATGCTGACGAACCCATTCTGCCCATAGCAGCGGCTTGGCTGTCGATGCCCGGGGCGGTCACGTTCTTCAGCTTATTGGCAATCTGGTCCTGCTGATTGGAGACCATCGAGTCGAGGTAAGCGTTTTTGCCAATATTCGCGCCGGATGCCGTGTTCTTCAGGTAGTCCAGCGCCGGGTTGCTGCCGTTCTGAAGCTGCTGCGCCTGTTGGGTCTGCAAGCCGGAAGCAGCGTTTTCGAAGGAATTGTACTGCGATGCCTGACCAACGGCGCTATTCTGGAAATTGCCGAGGTTCTGCGCCTGTTGCGCTGCCGGGTTCGTGTAACCAAGCATCGACTGGATATTGCCGATTGCCGAGTTCTGGTAGTTCTGAAGCCCTTGTGCTGTCTGTCCTGCGCCGTTCGTATAGTTTGCATTGCCGGCAGCTTGTGCGAGCGCCGGATTCTGGAAATTCTGATTGTACTGCCCGGGCGCTTGCGGCGCCTTGCCGTTGGCGATCTGTGCAGCCATCGCATCAGTCGGATTGGCACCAAGCTTGGTGTTGTTCTGAATCTGCGAAAGGGTGTTGTTTGCCTGCGAATTGCCGTTCTGTGTAAGGACACCGTTCAGGGCATTCGTCGCATTGGTGAGCGCCGACTTGTCGCCATTGCGGGCAAGTGCTTCAGTGTTGGCAAGCGCGTCCGTCGTCGCCTTCGACTGATCGGCAATCGTCTTTCCGTCATACGGCTTAGGGGAGCCATCCTTGAACAACTTATCCGCGAGTGCGTATTGTTCGAGTATATATGGTTGTGCACCGCTCCATGGCTCGACCTTCGTTGTGGATTCCTTGGGTGTTGAAGGCATTAGAAAAGCTCCTTTTCGAAGTCTTGATTTTGGGCTTCAGCGAAGCCATTCCGTTTGAGATAAGCGTGAAATTCCTTTCGCGGCTGTCCTACTAATTTAGCGAAATCCATCTTTCTAAGATGGTCGCAAAGAACCGAATGCGCTTTCATAATGGAGCGAAGAGACTGGTTCTTTTCGCCGCCGACTAGCAGAATATTAGCAATCTTTTCGCCTTCACAAATGCAGCACTGAAGGACGCATGCAGCGTTCTCGATTGTGATCAAATGCCAATCGCCAGACCGCAATTTGTCGAGAAGCTGACTTTCGGTAATCTTATCGGGGTTCACTTCGATTGCTGAAACCAGCCATCCGCGAACCCTAAGATATTCCTCTTCCGAAAAACCAACCCGGATCATATGGCGAAAACTGCATAGTCGAACGTCCTTCCCGCCGCACCGGCAATATGACCAATGACAAAGCTTCCGTTCGAAATCGCGCTAACGAAATAGACGGATGCGGCAGCATTGGCGTTGCGCGGCTGCAAAATTACCGCGCTTTGGGTCGTGACTTTGGGATTGTTGACGGTCGTGGTCGTGCCAGTCGTAAGCGTTGCCGTTCCAGTGTTTTCGAACTGGCGAACTACCTGATTGAGAACTGAAGCGACTTGCCGAGAGTCGGCATGGTTATAAACTCTTTCCATGCGAGTATTTAGCGTCTACCGGCAGTTTTCCCGTCGATTTGAAGCGAGAATGCACGGTTCCAATCGCCCGAAATAGTCAGACGAATACGCTGGTAACGGCTCTGATTACGGAAATATGCAAAGCCTGTTTCGGCATTGGTTTCCTTCAGTTCAGACCAAACGACATCGGTATTCTGTAGTGACTTTGTGCCGACACTAATTCGCGCTGTACCGTCGCCTTCAAAGAGGGGACGCGCTCCATGAACAGTTGCCATGTCCGCTTGGCTGTCGTTCGGCAGCATCCGACTTAGCTGGAATTCCGGTGTCTCGATGCTCAATTCAAGCTTGGAACCGCTGAACGAATAAATCTTGCCGGTCTGGTCCATCCCCCAAAGGAGATTTTTGCCGCCGCTCCATACGGGATCATCGAAAGATGCCGGGACGTTGTCGAGTGAGCCGAATTCGTCCAGCTGGTCGATTGTCCAAGGCAGCGACATGGAATTGAAGATGAAGTGGCTAGTCGCATCGGCGGTGGTCCACTCGCCTGTATGATAGTTGTAGATCAGCATCATATCTGGCTTTCCAGCCACGGCATTCTTGCTGCAAAACTGCCAATACACGAGGGTTTCGCGAGGATCGGCGGCAACCGTCATCAGGTTCGCTTGGGTCAGGTCCGCATTTTCGAGAAACCATTTATCGATCTTGCCCATGCCGATTGGCTGAAGCTGACCACCTTGAAGCATGTAGAAGCCGTCATCGGAGAGGAAGAAATGCTTCCCTTCGACGGTGATGACGCTTTGTGAAACCGAGCAGCCCTTGCCGGTTACGCGGGATTCGAACTGGAAAATATAGGGGCTGCCCACAAAGGTTGCCTGAACGATTCCGCGCTGAAGCAACACATAGCAGCTGTCATCGGTGACAATGCCCTGAATCGATCCGAACCCTTGGATGTCTTGGAAGTCAGACATTGTTGCTGCCGAGAACGTCCAATCCGATGGGGATTCGAGACCTGACCATCTGAGTCGATAGGGAACAGCGCCATCAAGGGCGTCATAGGTATTGCCAAGGATGACGAAACCCTTGTGCGTGTTGATATGCCTGCCTTTAACCAGCGTGGTCAGGTCGGCAAACTTCACGTCCGTATTCATGTCGATGAATTGCGGATTGTCGCTGTAATTGGTGAAGCATTGCAGCGAACCGAATTCGACCGATTTCCAGCCTTCGGTTGCACTGGTCAGATAACCACCGGTACGGCTGATATCGGTCCAATCACGAGTAGACGGACTTAGCTTGTAGAGATGCCCGGCATCTGCGCCATACACCTTGGCATTCTGAAAGCGATCCTGACCAACAGCGGAACCGAGGGGCATGGAAGCCATAGTGGTATCGCTATAGAGGCTTGCCCGCTTCAACGGGAAGAACGTGACAGCGCCGGGACCAGCGCCAAGACCGGGGCTGCAATTGTGCGCCCTTACCAGACCGGGATTCCCAAGGGCTGGCAAATCCGGCTGAAATGAAGTGAAGGGGACGTCAAGCGCTACCATGAAGACGGACCTGCGATAATCGTACCGAACACGCGCCCGCGACGGTCGTCTTCTGCAACGATGCTCAAAGCCTCTTGAAGGGCGGATTGCTCGATTGAGACGCCTTCAGCGTCCTTGGTCCACCGGTAGAATTCCTTTAGGACGGCAGCGAGGTAGACATTCGGGAAGCGTTCGAACAACCAGTTTGAGGTTTCCGGCGTCAAATCCTGAAATGCAGCCGAATAAAGCAGCCCAATTTGAGCATCAGCGATGCCCACGAGGACAAGGCGTGCGCCGTCACGGTAATAGCCGACTTCATCAGAAGCCATGGTGGCGTTCATCGGTGCAACCGGCTTATACGTCTTGGTGCCGGTGATCGCTCGAATTTCGCGAAAGTCGGAAGGCAGAGCCACGGTGTTACCGGTGACAGGCAGCGTCACAACCTTTTCGGCAAGGTAGTGCTTTGCCACGGTTCGCAGATAGCTTTCAGCGCGGCGGATGAATTCAGCAACCGGATAATCATCCCTGATTGTGTAGCTGTTGATGGTCTCGATTAGTTCGTCATACGTCATGATTCAGAGCCTCCATGTCGAGGTTCGAAACTTGCGGTAATCGCTGTCATTCAGACGGCGGCGCATTGCTTCCCGGTCTTCGGTGATGCCTTCACGCTGCCATGCCCAATACAATTGGCTTGGGATACTGGCTTGCTTCACTAGGTTGCCGTGCGAACCGTTTGCGTTGAAATCAGCGGCTTCAGCGGCGTTCGTATCGAAGAGAGTTTGAAGGTCTGGCGATGACCAGCGCATATGCAGCTTGTCGCCTTCGCGGTGCATGTAAAACGTAATTCCGGACTCTTCCGTCCATGAAACTGTCTGTCCATCCGGCACCAAATCGCCAGCGTTTAGATTGTCCATTCCTTTCATCCATTTTGTCTGTTCGACTATTTAGGATCGCAGACAAAAAAAGAGCGCCCTTTCGAGCGCCCTAAGTTTAACCCTGAATTTGTGTACTAAGATTAGCCGTTCAGGTCAGCAATCTTACCGTTGCCAGCTTCGTTCAGGCACTCAAGAGTGAGTTCCGTAATAAGCATGAACTTGTCGCTATCGCCGGTCTTAGCCAGTTCCTTCTTTTCGAGCGAACGAACAACAGCCTGATTCCAAAGTGACGGATCAAAAGCGATGACGGTCGTTGCCGACATGAAGCGATGCGGAAGGATATCGACCGTACCGAAGTCCGACTCGTAGAGGTCAACCGCCTGATGGACAGTCTTGTCCTTGGCGTTCTGTTGCTTCTGACCACCACCAACGAAGGTCGAAATCTTCGTCTTCAGCGTGCCCGGTGCAATGACCTTCTTCGGATCGCCACCGGCATTCCAAATGCCCTGAAGCATGCTGATGAACATCGGTTCGGTAAGAGCGCGAGCCGTGCCCGGGGTGACAGCACCAACAGCACCAGCCGAATAGCCAGCGGTTGCGCCGTTCGCGCCGTGCTGCGCATTGGTGACGATGAAGGCTTCTGCGCCACCGAGCTTGCGAGCGCCAACAGCGACCGAAGGATTGGCGGATACAAGAGCGGCTTCAATGTCGCGCTTGATTTCCTTACCAGCCTTGGCGATCTGGCGAGCAAGCTCGTCACTCGTGCCAGCGGTCGAAACAGCCTGAAGGGTGCCCGATACGCGGATGTCCTTAGTGAAAATCTGCGCCTGATTGGAAATACGAACCGGACCTGCAAGCGTGCTGTCGGTTGCATCAGCGCCTTCGACAGCTGCTGAATCCTTATTGGCAGCGGCAAGGGTGTCCTGAAGCCATTCATGCTTGGTTGCGGTTGCCTTGGTCTTGCCAATGGCGGTGACGAACGGAGTTTCTTCCGGGGAAATCATCGAAATGATGTTGGACAGGTCTTCTTTGACGTTTGAGACTGCCGAAGTGATAAGTGTGGGCATTTTTGCCTTCTCCTTAAAGTAGATTCTTAATTAGCGCCGCCGCATCTGCAACGGAACGTGAGTTGTTGAATTTTTCGAAATTCTGCCGGTTAAAGTCTGTCTTCTGTGACGGCTGTTTTGCCGACAGGACAGGCTTCTTATTGATCTTCTCGACAACTGCCGGAATGCTTTTCTGCGCCTTTTGCGCTTTCACATTCTGGTAGAGGATGTCGATAATTCGATGATCACTAACCGAACGAATTTCTTGTTCAGAGAAACCAGTGTCCAAAAGATACTGTGTGATGTCGCCGAAAACCTCATTGGATTTGGCAGCATCCTTCAGTTCAGGGTACTTCTCGTAAAAACGCGCATTGGATTCCTGAAGTGCGGCTTTGTGCTGTTCAGCTTCGTATTCGGCTGCTTTCTGTTTAAGATGCATTTCCGTTTCATAAAGCTGCCGAACGGCATTTTCGCGCTTCTCCCATAGTGCCTTTTGACGGACGTACTCACCGGGATCGTTTTCAGCAAGGTAGTCAAAATCTGGAACTTCAGCCATTCGGAATTCAATGGAAACTTGCTGTTTCAGGGTTTCGAGGTTTTCGAGTGCCTGATTGCGAAGTTCATTGATATCGCGTTGGTTTTCCTGATAGTGCTTACGCTGTTCCGCAATCTCTTGCGTCTTTCGCGTATAGTCCTGCTGTCTCAGATAGCTATTGCGGATTTCGGTTAGGGAAATCTGGTTCCCGTCGATGTCAACAAATTGCTCTTCTGGTGTCTCGTCTACTTCCGTAGACTGTTCTTCAACAACCGCTTCAGTTTGCTCTACCGAGTCATCAGTCTGGTCGTTCATTTGGCTAATCAGATTAGCGGCTTCATTAACGTCTAGTGCAGTTCCCGTTTCGGGGATTGTTGCTTCGTCTTCCATTTCTATTTATAAATTCCGTTATTATGAATTTGGTTTTATTTAGCGATCTTCATCCTTTGAGGCTTCGAAAACCGCAAGTTCAATGTATTTATCCACTCGCAACCCTAGAAGTTTGAAACCGTGCGACAGGTCGTGAACGGTTTTCAGTGCTTCTGAATCGCCAAGCTTCACATTCTTGAACGCATCAAAAATGTCGGCTTCAACGCATTTCATAATCAGCTTGAAGTCTTCGTTTTCCTTCAGGCGAATGGCAGCGTTTGCCTTATCGATAGGTTTCATTGTGGGTACTCCATCGGATTAGGCTGCTGCATTTGTTCCGGCTGTGGCTGCATTACATGTTCAGCTTGCATCATTGGATTCGGCTGCTGCTGTTGCATGATGACATTGCCGGTAGGATCACGCGGCATATTCTGTTCAATCTTCAACCGAGCGATATCGATCTGTGCGCTATATTTTGCTGTGATTTCGGCTTCTTTGAGCGCGAAATCCTGCGCCATCTGATCGCGCTTCAGGTCTGTTTCAGCGATGAATTTCTGAAGCTCGAATTGGCGCTGTAGCTCGTCTGACTGTGCCTTCAGCTGTGCTTTGATCTTTTCGATTTCGATTAGACCGGCGTTGGGATCGACGGGCGGCGGGGGCGGCGGGGCAGGGGGCAGCGTTGACGGATCGGTGAAGAACATCGAACCGTTCTTGAAACCGGCTGTTTCAGCAAGCTTCGAAAGCGTGGAATAGATGTTCTGCGCATTGGCAACCGGCAAACCTGCCTGCATCGCCTGCATTTGCTGACCCAAGAGGTTCATAAGCGTTTGAGTAGACTGGTCGCGGCTCATGACGCCAAAGGCGACAGAAGTCGTCACATCAAATTCGGGGGTGAATTCGTCAATCGGTACAAATTGGTTGGTCAGGCGAGAAACGAATTCCTGCGCTTCATCTGGCTTCTGAATGAGGGCATCAACGATCATCTTCACCAGATAGCGATAGCCGGTGTCAGCGAAGTAGCGGGAAATGGACTCAACGATCAGCTGACCGGAATTAGAACGCTGGTTAGCCGCCGTGGCGGTCACATTCTGCATGTCGGCAGCATTGACGCTGACCATGCTAGGACCGACACCAGTCGAGAAGTCGAGCGACTGTGTAAGATTCTGGATTACCGGGATAGCCTGACCACCGGCAAAAGGCGGGGTATTGTATGAAATGCCGCCATTCGGATCGGTGGAACGGATAACCGAACCCGGATGGACGTTTAGCAAGTCGTCCAGATTGGTCACGTCCGGGTTCACTACCTTGTAGGGGTGAACGGACATATGCAGGCTGTCGAGGACAGCGCGGTTCATCTTTGTGATAATCAGATGGTCATCGCCGATCTTGTCGGGGATGCCGAGACCGAACAGGGTGTCAGGAATATCATAGGGGGTGAAAGCCGAATACGGATAGTATTTCGTGGTTTCCTCATAATCGAGCAAAACAGGGCGGTCCAAGTCGCCAGCCAGCGTAAGGCGGTAGTGGCGGTTCTTGTTGTCCAGCTTCAGCTTTGTGTAAATCTGGTAGACTTCGACATCGTCGCCGGAAATGCCCTGACTGCCGTCGAGGTCTTTGGAGCGTTCAAGGGCAATGCCGTCATTCTTGTCACTGGCGAGCGGGATCGATCGAACCTTTTCGGCATCAAAGCCAATGTCGATCAGGTCTTGTTTGCCCATGACCTTACGGTGACCCTGAAGCTTTGCCTGAATGCCACCAGTCTCGTTTGAAAACTTGGCGTCCTTGGACACGATGAAATCTTCTGGCGTGACGCTAAGAATGGAGAAGGTCGGGACGCGCTTGATGGTCCTGATTTTCAGGTCGCGGGTTTCGATGCCTTGTTCATCGGTCTTCGGCTTGGAAACGGACTCGATAACAATCTGACCGTTTTCTTCCTGTTGAACGAATTGTGCCAGCTGTTCGTTGGGAATGCCCTTCAGGACACGAGCAAGCGATTCCTGACTTTGGGTCTCGAATTCCACGGTGATGATACCGAGACCAGCAATCAAGCCGTTCTGAAGCCATGGCTTTAGGAACGACAGATGCGAATTCTTGGTTTTGATAATCCAGTTGACGACTTTGGTCTGTTGGCTTGCAACAGCTTCATCTTCCGGACCGAACGGCACAAATTCGCAGACGTTTTCCGGAGAGGTGAAAATGCGGACAAGACTTGCCGTCATCCAATCGACGTGTTGAGCGACTTCAGGACTGACCCATTTCGAGCGCCCTTTAAGCTTGTCGTCACCGGGAAGATAGGACCGCTTATAATATTTAAGCGCCTGTTCCTGCTTTGCCGCAATGTTTGAATTTGACCACTTCACCGCATCCTTCAACGGACCGGAAATGCCTTTTAGAATGATGTCTTCTTCAGCCATAAACCCTTACCAATATTTCTGGTATTTAGGGTCATTCGAAGCTTTGTAGGTTGCTGTAGGCGAGGGGCTGTGACCACGAGTATTTTGACGCATAGCGCGTCTTAGAGACGGCAAACGTGATGGCTAGGGCGTCGGCATAGTCCGGGGATCGTCCACCAGTCAGACGCTTCTTGATGCTCTTTTTGTCTTCCAACTTGATCTTGCCGGAACTGTCGTCATAGGTCGGTGTGGCAAGCTCTTCGATAAGCTTCTGATGATTGGGGATTTGCACATTCTCGGAATGAATCCATTCGCGCATTTCCCACCACAGCTGGTCACGAACACGGCTGTATTTTTCAGGGTTGCGCGTCGGGGTTCCGGCAAAGATGGCGGAATGAACCGGTAGACCGAAATCCTTCAGGTTGGACGCAACGCCATTACCAAGACCTGTAGCATCAACCGAGATGATCGCCGGGCGCATGGGCTTTGGCGTCTTCTCGAAAAGATCGCGAACCTTGTAGGAAAGTTGGGTCGGTTCAAGCCCGTTCCACTCATGGAAGGCGAGAAGCTTGTTGTCATGCCGGATACAGAGAACCGAAGCGTCCTTGCCAGCACCAGCCGGGTCCAGCCCCCAAATCACCGGCACATTCGCAGCTGGTTCACATTCGTTAGCAACAGCCGTTTCAATGTGTTCGCGAGAAATCAGACCGTCTACGTCGGATAATGGGAATTCACCGAGAACCATGACGCGGTACTGTCGAGACGTGACACCGCCATAATTCTTGGCAAGCTGTTCGAAGGTTACCGGATCAAAGTGCGGACTATCCTTCATCTGCCCATGAAGATGGGTCCACTGGTCGGAAATGTCCGGATCGTTGAAACATCTCCAAAAGAAGCCGGAAGCTCTTGACGGGTTGCTGACAAGGACCAGCTTGGCATTAGGGTCAGTCAGGACGTTCAACAGAGCGCCGGTAAAAACCTCGTCGTCAATACCGCTGGCTTCGTCAACGAGGACGAAGTTGTTTGTCGCATGGATACCGCGTGCGTTGTCGGGCCTGTCGCCAGATGCAAGGCGATATTCAGCAAAGCAGGATGAGGGGTTCACTTTTCGGCTGATGCGGGTTGCCGCTACGTCAAACACGTCCTTGAACATCGGATGCATTCGGGCATGGAGAAGCTGTAGTTCCTTGTAGATGCCGCCTTTCAGCTGTGGTTCGGACGGACCGAAGATGGAAATCTGAACCTGATCATGGGTGATCAATGACCACCATGTCACGATAGCTTCCGCATGCGTCTTGCCGAAACCTACGCCACCGCGAAAGGCGATGGTCCGTTTCGTCCGGAACGCTTCGCAAAATTCGATCTGTTTGGGGGTGAGCGTTGAGTCAAAGACCTGTTTCGCGAATATGGTGATATCGCTGCGATAGAGGTCAAGAAGGTCTTTAAGTGCTTCAAAATCGGTGTTCTTTGTCATCCGATATTTAGCAGAATGACCTAATGGAAGCGGCTTTCGGTCACTTGTCCTTTGGACCGATCAAGCGAAGGGCAAGGTCGCGGAAATCTTCTTTCAGTTTGCCCGGGTTCTTTTTGTAGTCTTTCCCGATGGCGATAATCGTTTCCGTAATCGCTACGCCAACCATGCCGAGGAAGAATGCAACCGCATAAGGCGGAACGCTTGGCATGCTCAACATGAGAACCGCAACGGGCGTGAGGTAAGCAGCAAAGACAGCCCCAACGAAACCGCCTGCGAGGTTTTCCCAAATCGTGCCTGTTTTGGCGACGATTGCCCTAACGATTGAACCGAGAAACCCGGCAAGGATATAAGACGGCGGAAAGCCGTTCACGCCAAGCCAGACATAGAGCGCGACACATCCCGCGATTACCCAATCAAACATTCTTAGCCGCCTTTTGGCTAACAACGCGAAGCTGTGGGAGTGCATCCGCCTCTTCATGCGAAGCGATAGGGGTGATGTCGATTGTCTTTCGGCTGTCGTCCTTCAAACGCATCTGGTTGATTTCAGCCAGCATGTCAGCGATTGAATGTTTGTGGTTCACATCAACAGTCGTCGGGGCCTTCGATACAAACGGGTCAAGGAAGTATGCAGCTGCCTTCACCCGGGCATTGTCGTTGCTGGAATTCAGCATTACGTCATAGAGCGTTTCAACCGCATCGATGGTTCGCGCCTTCAATGCTTCTTTGACATCCGGTGGAATTGCGACCGTGCCGCCTGTCTTCTTGCGTCCTTTCTGGAAACCGACTTTCTTTAGCCGTTCTTTCTCATCTGGTGTGCGTACCGTCGCGTTACCCAATGATCCGCCCTCCGAAGAGGTTCAGGAACGCAATCGCATCATCTTCATAAACGAAATCTGCGATGAAATTCGTTTCGCTGATTTCCATGGTGAAATCATTCGAGATTAGATCACGAATGCGAGCGCCGAACTTGCCGTCAACCCAAGCATGAAAATCGTTGTCTTCGCGTGCCTTTGTCATGTCCGCTTCGTAACCACGCGGAAAGGAAAATTGAATCTTCATGAATGTTTTGTCTTGCCTTTTCGAACGGAATCCTTTTGAGGTTATTTAGGAACAGAAACCGTTTGGAAGGAATTTGATATGGTCTCGTTTTTCGATTTGGCAAAAAAGTACGAAGTGAAAGAAAACAAGGCTCATTCGACCTTTGCAAAAGGATTGAGCGCGGCTAAGTCCTCCTTTGAAAAGGGCGAGTTCACAAGGCGCTCATGGGTAAAAGAAAGCGGGAACGGCTATTCGCTGAAGCTTGGCAAGCTGGAAACCACCTACCAGATTCCGACGAAAGACGAAGTGATTGCGGTTCTGGATAAGGCTTCTGAAGCGCTTCGGTCGGATAACGAGTTTCAGGCAGCGGTCGAAAATGCCTACAATGGTCCGCTTGGCGAGGAACCGGCTGTCAAGAAGCCGCGCAAGAAGCGGGAACCCAAAGCCGCCGCTGTCGATACCGACGTGTTGAGCATCCCTTTGCGCCCGCGCAGCTGATCTAGCGGAATTTTACCGGAAAGCCCACGATATGCAGGAATGGTACAACAACACCAACACCAATCAGCGAATACTAATGTTCGTTGTGTCGGTTGGGATGATACCTCTGTTTATGACCGGATTGATTCCATTGGTAATTCTGCTTTACCTGCATTTCGGAAGCAAAACGCGATAAAGCCGAACTAATGGCAAGGTTGAAAAGGGTGGCTACTGATGTGCCGCCCTTTTCCCGTTGTGCCGATCTGTCGCAAAAATTTGGCTTGATTCGTCAGGCGAAAGTCGTAGGCTGATGTTGTTCCAAAACCGACGAATGGAGGCAGGCATATGTCGTTATTCGATACGAACAGCAATGTTCAGGCAATTCCGCCCGGCGATTTGTCAATGCTCACAGAGACTTTGAACGTCTGGTGCAGTCTCCATCGCGTTCCCCGGAGTCAGGCAACCAAAGAAGCCAAAATTCTGATTGAGACTTATCAAAAGGGCAAGAGAAGCCAAGCTGACCTAGTAGACGCGCTTTTGAAAACCGCGCACTGAACCACCGATATGATGGATGTACGAAAGGCGGCTACTGATGTGCCGCCTTTTTTCGTTGGGATAATGGTGAGGGTTAGTGCTTCGACGATGCCGACAGTGATGGCTTTCACGGCTTTGCCTTAAATGTAGTGCTGAAAACCACGATTGACGCCGTTTTCAATGTAGTTCTTGGGTAGGTTGTCAACCAGCTGTTCAGCCAGCCAGCGGCGGTTATCTTCATCAGGAATCGCCCGTAGGAGATGCTTCAGGATTGCAACCGCTTTCGTCTTGGCAAGGTGAAACTTGACTTCGGAAATTCCTTCGCCGGTCTTGAAGTTGACCGTGTGCGTGTCGCTTGTGTCGGTATTGCCGTGCAGTTGGTCAACTAACGTCTTCAGGTTGGTCGGCTCTTTCGATAGGTTCTCTTTGGATGTGTCGGATTGGGGAATTTTGGACGTGGTCAGTATGATCATTTCGTTGTGTTCTCCTTGTTTCATTCTGTCATGTTATTTAGTCGCTTTCCGAGCGGTGAGGGCCTGGACTAAATTTCGGGGTTAGGCGGTGAGGGTGGCTTGTCGGATCGTGAGAGAGTATTCACCGCTGTCGTAGTAGCGCTGTGCTGCATCAATTCGCGCTTGCGGGTCGTCCAGTAGCTCCAACACCTGAAGTGAAAATCCGTCTTCGCCATACTCATTATAAAGAGCTTGCATACGCGGACTAATGTGCCTTTGGCGCTCCAAATCTAAGAAGTGTGATCGGCGGCGCGTGGCGATGTCCTTAGAATGGACAACAAGCTTTTCGCCAGTGGCATTGCAGGTAAGTGCGAAAACGCCTGCAATGACCTGTCTCGCTGGTTTAGGCGGCTTGACACGTGTTGCCCGTTTTTCGGTAGCGGATTTCGCTTTTCGCATGGGTACCCAAGGGTTTTCATCGATATTCAAATCAAATAGCCCTGATTTGATGTACCCATTTTCCAAGCGAAGAATATCGGTTGCGCTCAAATCCGCGATTGGTTCAAGGAGTATCCAAGCCCATTCGTCCGGATACTGCATATGAAGCTGATGTAGCTTGTAGTTTTCATGGACGCCGTTGCGAAGTTTCCCGAAATGGGTTTGCAGGCGCGTCTTTAGATCGGTTGAAGAACCGACATACATCGATCCATTTTTCCGACACAAAAGGGCGTATATGCCCGCCTCTATGGGCGGTGAGGGGAAATTGGTGCCGTCGATGTTGAATACAGGGCGTGGAATGTCGTGGATCATTATATTTTGAGCCTGTCTGGATGCTGTCGTTTGTTGGGTCATGTCCTTTCCGGTGTTTTGAGTTGTGATTTCAGGCGGTGAGAAGGTCGGTTAAGACAGTTTGCCTTGACCGATTGAGACTGTGTACCAGCCGCGTCGGTGCCCCACGATCTTTGCCAAGCAATTTTGCGGCAACAGAAAGGGCGCGGATCGCCTCATGGTCCGGAACCTTATGGGTATAAACAAGCGCAATACCAGCTTGCTTGAAGGCGTCATCACGGTTGCCGGGAACAGCAGCAGCGGCAATATCACGAACAATCGCATCGATGTCAGCCGGTCCAAGTGCAACCTTCTCAACCTTGGCGGATGCCTTTTCCGGTTCGGGCGTTTTGGGCACCTGTCTAATGAGGTAATCCTGAACATCCAAGAACGAATATTCTTTGGTCAGGATGCTTTTCCAACAAGGCTTGGCAATCAAAAATCCTTGCCCAAATTTGGACTCGCATGGCATCGCAATCCACTTGTTGATTGAACTGTATTTGGCTTCAATCGGCAATTCTTTCTCTCCGAACCGAGCTTCAAGCAGCGCACGAACCACCTTGAAGATGTGGCGATAATTGCCTTCATTCACCGCCCGCGACAATGGAATGAGGACGTGGAAACGATATGGATAACCCTTGTGGCTGAAGCTGTTGTATATGAGACTCGTAATGCCCAAGGACGCCAGATAGCCGGATATAGCTTCTGGCTTGTGAATCGAGTCATCAATGTCGAAAGCCAGCATCTTCGATGAGGTCAGATTTCCAGCGATTTCGGATTTGTCGAGGTAATTGAACATACCTTCTCGGAATTGCGAGCAACCAGACTTGAACTTGAGCGGCATTTCGGCAGCGCGTTCCATCAGTTCGACAACGTCTTCAAAAGCATAAGTCTGATAAGTCGGTTCCTTGTCAGCACCAGTTGACCAGATACGAGCGCCAAAGCCTTCATACTGTGGTGTGGCTTGATCATCGGCAATACGTGCCTTTTGGGCTTCATTTGCCCGCCAACGGGCTTGTGCACCGGTAGCAGCCGCCGTCGCGTCATATGGAAGCTGCTGGTCTTCCTGAAGCTTCTCAATGCCAAGATCAATAAAGGTCGGTTCGCCGCAACCAATCATCGCTTGCATCCGCTTGGCGGTTTGACGGTCGAACACGATCAGGGTCAGTTCTTCGCCTTCCCGATAAACGCGGTCATAGTCGCGCAAGCTGGTTCTGCCCAAAAACTGGTAAATCCGCTCGAATTGGCTGGCACGAACAACTTCGTCACGCGAGATGGTCAGGAAGTCATCGAAGAAATGAAAATCCATGGGCGTGTAGTTCAGCGCTGCCATGTGAATTGCCATGTCATAGTCAGCCAGACCATTCCAGCCACGCGGATCAGGCGAAACCATTTTGCCGGTCTCAAGTGCCCAATGGTAAGGTGCTGGTCGAGTCCACTTCCCGTTCACCCTCACAAGATCAGGATGGTTCATGGTGTAGATGTGCCGCTTATCGGGGAACATCCTGCCAATCATTGTAGCGGCTTTGTCAAAGAAGGTCTGGAATCCTACTTCTTTGCCACCGAGCAAACTTTTCGAGCAATCCCGATGTGAAAAGTAGTAGATTTTGGTATTATCAGATTTGTGTGAATGGTCGTCATAAAAGCCTTTGATGAAGCCGTGTGGGACAAATCGAATGTTCTTCTCATGAACGAGGTAAAGCAGGCTATCCTTGAAATTTGCACCGATAATCGTGACGGATTTGAATCCGGTAAACACCGATGGCTGCAACAAAGTGTAGAATGTAAGACGGATGCCGTCGCTATCAGTGAACCTGTTGTGCGATTCAGTGTCGATGACCATGCGGAAATATTCGCACCACATAGTTTCCAACGTTTTCGGCAGGGAGGGTTTCTCTCTGCCTTTTTTGTCAGTTATCGTGTCCAGCCTGAAGACCTGTTCCTTTCGCCATTTGTTTAAGAAATCGATGCCTTCGGGAGTGATGTTGACATCCAAGAAATCGGCGGTCTCCTTGGTTGGCGTCGTGCTGAAATACCTGCGAATATCATTCTTGGAAATCACCATTCCATCTATGAAAAACGACTCATAGATGTTGGGAATTTCGTCGATGATAAGGTGATAATTCGCTGTGTAGATGCGATTCAGCTTCAGGATGACATCAAGGTTAGCAACGATGACTTTGTGTTTGTTTTCACCGATAGCGGCAATCAGCGCTTGCTTGCAATTGATGCCGTTTTCACTGTCGATCTGAAGGACCGATACGCCTTTGGCAACGAGAGAACTGGTCGTCTCTTTGGAAAGTTTCGTATTGGGAGTGGCAATCAGAAATCTATCTGATGCGGGGGATGATGCGATAAAATCGATTGTGTGAGTGGTCTTTCGAGCACCAACGAGAGCATCAACATATTGAACTGTCGGTAATTGTTGTGACATGAATCCTTTCTGCCTTAGAGTTGAAATAGAAAAAGGTCTCGCGCCGGTTGGACATTCGCGAGACCTCTGACCAAATTCTTTCAATGGCATTAAGGATTGCGGAACTAACCGATTGTCTTGACCTATGGAAAAATAAGCCAAGCGTCCAACCGGCTTCGTTCCAATGTTTTATTTAGCGTTTTGGGATTTGCAAATTGGTCATTTCGACCGGTTTCGTGAAAATATTTTATACTGATATAATTAGGCAATCTCATTAATTCATTCGATTACCTAAAAATCGCATTCCAGCCTATGGATAGTCGAAAAAACTTACCGGTTTTTGTAGATAGTAAGCCTATAGGTTTCTTAGACTCATTCTCTACACAAAGTGACAAATTTTTCGACTTCCAATCGGTTGGAATGCGGATATTCGGTTATTCCGCCACCGGCTTGTATTCCAGATGAGTACAATCTCGAAATCCAGTTACCATGGAGTGAGCCGATAGGCGAGCGAACATCTTCCGAAGGAAGTAGGTGACCATTGGTAGTGTTTCACCACCGATCAGCTGCCGTTCATCTCGACACATCCGGAAGTCTGGCAACGTTCATCAAAATTTTTAGGGCAGGGGCTTTCGAGCGCAGGGAATGGTAGGGCGGTCCGGAGTTCTATTTCAAAAAAAAACGGCTGGACCGCCATATTAGTATTTGCGGAAATCCCACAGGGGGTGGTAGGGTGGAATTTCCTTGATTTTCGGCTAAAAAAGATGTGTGATTTCAGTAGGTTACGCACCGAGATAATGCGTTTTCGTGCAGGATGGTACAATGACCAATGCCGCTACATCGATGTGTGCGTTTATCTCAAGCAAATGGACAGGAAGCCTTATGGCATAGGGGTTTGCGGGCAATTGGCTTGGATCATACCCGCGCCGTAACTCTCTCCACGCCTGTCGCCGTCCACTTGTCGCCGCGTTGTGTCTGCTGATAGCCAGTCTTACGGGCGAGGGGAGCCGTCCAAACGCAATTCAGGGTAGCGTTATACACCCTGTAGTTACGAACGATAATGGAAGGTTATCGTTCATTGTTGATCTGCACGCTCTTCGCTGTGTTGATCGGGAAGAGCGGAAAGAGCTACCAGCCTGCAAAGGCAACGCCATCACGTTCCGATATTGTTCAACGTTGAACCATTACGGCAGCGAAACGATTTCAGCGGGAGTTCTGGCGAGGTCGAGAGGCGGGCGCGTGAAACGTCATCACGGCAAGAACCTTGTAGGACTAAGCAGGATGCGAGTGTGCATATCTGTCCCCGTTGTCCACAGGGCAACTGTGTAAACCAACCGCGACAGCAAAATATCGGTGATTCACCTTCAACGCCAATTGTAACCAAGCTACATTGCGTTTGTGCTTCTCGAATCGAAGCACAACCGGTGCTTCTCAATTCAGAAAAGCACCGGCTGTATTGTCAACTAAGCGGACAATGTCCGTCGAGTTGTTGAGTGCGAGACTGTAGCAGTCCCTCCCTAGACAAGAGAGAGGTTACAGTCTTCGCCCTTCAGCGACAAGGCGCAACATGTCGCAGAAAGGTAATTTCCATGAAACGAAAATCTCCTCCGGTAACACCTGAAATGGCTGCTCGTATCAAGTGGCTGCTTCAGACGCATATGATGCAGCACGACATCGCGGCTAAGTTTGGGATCAATCCCGGGCGGGTCAGCGAAATTAATACCGGCAAACGCTTCAAGGAAGTCGCACCGGTCTCCGGGGCTTGA